GAATATGATTCTACTGCTATACCAACAATTTCAAATATAAGTGGAGCAACAAATACTTTTGGTTCAACTACTTATTATGCTCATGAGGTAGGTAATAATGAAATAGCTTTAGATGGAACAGAGACAGCTATTCCAGCATATATACAATCAGGTGATTTTGATTTACCTGTGGAAGGTGATGGTCAATATATGTTAAGAGTAAGTAGATTTTTACCTGATTTTAAAAATTTACAAGGTAATGCAATAGTTACTATATTCTTAAAAAATTTCCCTATTGATTCAGGATCCTCTTCACAATTAGGACCTTTTACTATAAACTCTTCAACAGAAAAAATAGATACAAGAGCTAGAGGAAGATTGGCAAATTTAAAAATACAAAACACAGCAGTAGATGAAACTTGGCGATTTGGTACATTCAGAGCTGACGTTAATGTGGATGGAAGAAGATGATATCACCCATAAATAGAGATGGTTTAGTAATTACACAACCAGGTAGATTAGAAGAATTGTATTATAATAATGCACCTGTGAATGAACCTTTGGCTACAAGTGTCATGCCTACAAATGTGCAGCTAGGATTAGCTCCGTTATATAATGAAATGTTAAATCCACCAACTTACGGAGAGTCTACATCTGATTTACAACCTATGACTTTATCAGAAAAAAAATTTAATTTTCAAAAAAATCTAGAGAGTAAAAAACAAAAAAAAGGAATTGCAAATTTATTAAAAACGGCTGTTGGATTTATGATCCCAGGTTCTAATTTTATTATGGGTGGTGGTTTACAAAGTTTGAATCAAAAAATCAGAGGTACAGATTTTGCACAAGCGACTTCTTTGGCTGACTATTTAGATATGCAAAGATATGGTGGTGCACAAGGTAGAATAGATGCAGCCGCTAGAAACATGGCTCAAGCTAGAGGATTGCAAAAACAAATAGACGCAAGAACTACTAGTCAAAGAACATCAGACGATAGAGGTATGGGGCAAATGCCAGCTAGCACTAGAACTTCAGCTAGTAAATCTTATTCCGCTCCTCAACAAAAATCTGGCTCAGGAGGGCTTCACGATTACTAATGGCTAAAATAAACGTATATGTTCCTGAACCTCCTAAAGAATATACTGAAGAAGGATTTAGACAAATTAACCAAGCACTGGCTACTGTTGAAAACCAACTAAATACTTCTTATCAACAGGACTTGAAAAACGAACAAGATTCATTTAATTACTTTATGCAATGACAATAAGATATAAAAGCGAAACATTTGATTTAACTACAACTAATGTGACTACTATTTTAACGTGTCCATCAGATGCAACTATTATTGGTAAGTCCTTACAAATTTCTCATCAAGCTGGAGGAAGTATTGCTGTAGATGTATTTTTACAAAAATCTGGAGGATCTGATGTGGACATAGCTCATCAAACTTTATCAGCAGGTTTTGATAATTTTATAAAATCTAGTTTGAATATGGAAGCAAATGATATTCTTAAAGTTCAAGCTGATACAGCAAATGAAATTACAGGATCTATTAGTTATGCTTTAATAGATAGATCACAAGAAAATGGCTAAAAAATTTAAAGATTTTGTTCAAAGAGATAAACCTAGGAAAAGACCTAGAAAACACGTGAAGAGTCCAAACAAAAAAAAGAAGTTGCAACACAATAAAAAATACAATAGACAAGGACGTAGACAAAAATGAGTGATATAATAAAAATACCAGCAGAAGCAAAAGAAATTATAAAACACAAAAGGACTGGTAAAGTATATGCTAATAAAGATGAATTTCAAGCTGATGTATTAGATCCTAACACTGATACGACTGCAGAAGATTTTAGACAAGACCTTGAAATTAAAGTTACTAAAGTTACTATGGGCGCTGCCACAAAAAAATAATGCAACCTCGAGGAGCAACAGAAATCCAAATGGAAATGCTCCATAAGCATGTTTCTAAAGAGTTACTAAATCAAGTACAAATTTGCACATCCATACCAGGTAAAGTACCATTAGACCCAAATAAACTTAATATTCTTTGGCAAAAGAATTCTTGGGATCAACCTAATCTTCAATCTTTTTTTAGAAACAAAGAAAGACATAAAGAATATGATTGGTATGTATTTAATAGTCATTGGAATTTTGAAAAATTTAGATATGCTTTTGATATTCCAACCGATAGATCAGTCGTTATTAAAAATGGAATTGAAGATTTTCCTAAAAGAAAAATTTATAAAAAAGGTGATCCAATAAAATTGATTCACCACTGCACTCCATGGAGAGGTTTAAATGTATTGCTTAGAGCTATGCAAGAAATAAAAGATCCTTTAATTAGTTTAGATGTTTACAGTTCCACACAAGTTTACGGTGATGAATTTAAAAAACAAAATGATGATCAATTTAAACCACTATACGAACAAGCTGAACAGTTAACTAATGTAAATTATATTGGCTACAAACCGAATGAATATATAAGAGAAGTAATGCCCAGTTATGATATGTTTGTATATCCATCAATATTTGAAGAAACATCATGTGCATCTGCTTTAGAGGCGTTAGCTTCTGGTGTTCATGTTATTACTAATAATTTTGGTGCTTTATATGAAACATGTGCTGAATGGCCAGTGTACGTTAACTACTCTACAAATTATGAAACAATGGCTAAAGATACTGCAGCAGCAATTGAAGTAGCAGCTGGTTATTTACATGAATCATTCATACAAGAGCATTTAGAAGAACAACAAAAATTTTATAAAAGATTTTACAACTGGAATAAAAAGGGAATGGAATGGGCAAGCTTTTTACAAGGAGCCTTAAATGCAAGAAAATAAAACTTATGTAAATGAAGACACCTACCAAACCCTAAAAGATGTTCAGGTAAAACCTTTAAATACTCCTCAACCTTACGAGAAAAGTATTCAACCACTTTGGAAAACGGACACCGGACAACGGAAAAGTAAAATATCTTTGTTTGTTGCAACACCGGTACATAGCGATTGTTCAATTCATTATGCGCAAGGATTGTTAGAATTACAAAAAATGTGCATGGAGAAAAAAGTTGATGTGCAGTTTCAGTTACTTAAATCATCTTTAGTTACACAAGGAAGAAACTTGTGTGTATCAGGCTTTATAGAATCTGGAATGACACATATGTTATTTGTTGATTCAGATATATTGATGAATGCAGAGTCTATTTTTAAAATGATAGATAGAGATAAAGATGTTATTTCAATTCCGTATCCACTTAAAACATTTAATTGGGATAAAGCTTTTGATGCAATTAAAAAAGGTGAAGTAAAGAAACCATCGGATATTCACAAATGGACTAATAGTTATCCAATGAGAGTAGAAGACACTAACGATATTGTGGTAACGGAAGGTGTAATAGAAGTTACACATAGTCCAACAGGATGCATGTTAATTAAAAAGTCAGTCATAGATAAAATGATTCAAGCTTATCCAGATAAACAAATTGTACAAAAGACTGTTATTAATGGTGAGTACGTGAATAAACCGAATATGTGGAACTTTTTTGACTGTATTCATGACCCCAAAACTAAGACATATTTAGGTGAAGATTTCAGCTTTTGTAAACTATGGAAAGACATAGGTGGTAAGTGTCATGCCTTTATTGATGATCCAATCATGCATATTGGAGAGCATCAATATACAGGACGTTTTGCCGATGAGTTGATAATACCTAAGTAAAATGGTAATATTAAAAACTTAAGATCTTAATTAGGAGAATTAAATAAATGCTACAGTTTTTACCTTACGCACTTGCAGCTTATGGTGGTTATAAAGGATACAAAGGAGCAAAAGATTCAGGTGCATCAGGACTTGGAAGAATATTAGGTGGTATTACAGGAGCATATACTGGTTACACTTTAGGTTCTACAGGTATGAGTATGTTTCCAGGATCAGCGGCAACAAAAACATTTGCAGCGAGTCAACCAGCTTTCTTAGCTAGTTTACCAGGAGCTTACAATCCACAAAGTGCAGCTTCAACTTCAAGAATGATGTCAGCAGCCCCTGGAGGTGGAGATCCAAGAATGTTTGCACAAACACAACAACAACAAGGTGGAAGTTTATTAGATATTTTAAAAAATAAAGAGACTGGTAAATTTGATCCATTTAAAACTTCAGCTGCAATAGCTGCAACAACTTACGGATTAGGTGCTTTTGATAACCAACCTACAGATATTTATACACCAGGATACAACATGGGTTATTTAGATCTACGAGCTAATAGACCTGGCTATACTTATATAGATCCAACAACAGGTGAAGAAAAAGCATATGAAAAAGTATATGCACCTGAAGAAGCAGGTATAGGAGATCCTAGAATGGGTCCTTACTCTATGAATGTTCAGAGATTAAATACAGGTGGTATAGCACAAATACAAAAATTTAATGAAGGACCAACAGATATTTATACACCAGGATACAACATGGGTTATTTAGATCTGCGAGCTAATAGACCTGGTTACACTTACATCGACCCAACTACAGGTGAAGAAAAAGCATACGAAAAAGTATATGCACCTGAAGAAGCAGGTATAGGAGATCCTAGAATGGGTCCTTACTCTATGAATGTTCAGAGATTAAATACAGGTGGTATAGCACAAATACAAAAATTTAATGAAGGTGGTGTAAACTATCTTCCATCAAAAGTTTCTCATGACGAAAACGATGCTAATAATTATGTACGAGCATCAGGTTATGTTGAAGACGGATCTGGAAACGGAGATAAAGACGAAGATACAATGTTAGCTCAATTAGC